AAAGCCAGTGCCCCCGTCGACAGCGGAGCATACAGGGACGGTCTGCAACTGCGCACGGTATCCAGAGCGCACCGAGACACCGTCATGGTAGTGGGCACGGACGCGAAAACCATGCTCATCGAATCCAAGACCGGCAACCTCGCCCGCGCATTGAAGGCCGCGAAATGACCCTCTACCTGCCACCTGACATGGAACTGTTCCTCACCGGATGGCTGCGCTCGCGCATCCCCAAGGTCCGGTTCACCAACAGGGAACCCGAACAGCTGTCCACTCCACTGGAGCAGCCGGTGGTCGTGATTCGTGACGATTCCGGCCCCGCCACCTCACAGGTCACGTTCGACCGTTCCATAGGGGTGAGTGTGCTGGCGGGATCCAAGACCAACGATAAGCCGGCCAATGATCTCGCGAGGCTCATCTATGCGCATCTGACCTGTGACGAGATCGTCACCGCTCGGGAGTCGCCGGTCGCCGCGCTCATCGATTCCGGTTGCAATGGCCCTTATCCGGTTCAGGACGACCATGATTACGCACGCCGGTACATGACCGTCGAATATTCGGCGATCGGCACCATCCAATAACCATCAACATTCCTCGAAGCCACTCCACACGGGGTGGCTTTTCTCATATCCAAGGAGAGAAAACATGACAGCAGATGCCAAAGGCAATGATCTTCAAGCGGTCGACGTTCCCATCACCGGCCAGCTGGCCGTCGCGCCATACGACGCGGCCAACCTGCTCACCTCCGAAGCGGGAGGCGGGCCCACGGTCACTTGGCCGACCGACAATCCTTACGTGTGGCTGGGCCTGATCAAGCAGGACGGCGGTGCCACCGAGAGCCAGGATCAGGATGACGCCATCGAGTTCTTCCAGAAGGGGTATTTCCTGAATCAGGACCCCACCATGACGATCCAGTGGGGGCTGGCGGAGTTCAACGCCGCCGTCCGCAAACTCATCACCGGTCAGACGGCGGATGCGAACGGCATGATCGCCGTGGACACGTACACGCCGGACACCAAGTGGATCCTGTTCTACGAGGAGGTCTATAAGAACGGCAAGGTGCGTCGCCTCAACGGTGTCATCCAGGTGACCACCACGGAGGTCGACCAGTCGGAGCGCGGCAGCGTGAAGGGACGCACCGTCACCATGACCTGGCAGCCCGACGAGATCGTGGGCAATGGTTCCACCACCAAGTTCAACGAATGGCAGTACGACCCAAAAGCGTGAAGTCGGTAGCGGTGACCGCCGCTGATGGCGGAACCGCACCGACTGTCCAGGTTGGTTCAACAATTCAACTGAAGGCCGTCGCGACATTGGAGGACGCTTCGACGATTGATGTGACAGCATCGTCTCAGTGGGCGTCGAATGCAGTGTCCAAGGCAACTGTCGACAACGCCGGAAAGGTTACCGGCGTTGCTGCGGGGACGGCGGAAGTTACCGCTACCAGCGGTGACGCCACATCGCCGGCTGTGACTGTCACAGTATCCGCCTGAAAGTTATTCATCCCATCCGTGTGGTTCATGCTCTCCATGCGGATGGGATTTTCACATAAAAGAGCCTCACCTTAAAGGAGCATAAGAATGGTACAGAAGAACGATATCCCAGATGATCTCAACTTTGAAGAAGCCACCGAAGAATCATATGAAGCAGGAATCGTCGAAGCTGGAAAGGCATTGGAGAACCGCTATATTGTCAGATTCCCCAACCTGTATGTGAAAACTTACGAGGGACATACTTACCGCCTGCCGCTGGCAGTGAGGGCTGATTACTTCGATGACGAGGACGGCCAGGAATCGCCATTAGCGCAGATCAGATCGGTGCTGACGCGCGAGAATCCAACCAAACGTAAATTGATCAACAGTGAAATGTCTGTCACCTTGCTCGCCATCGGCGACAGGTATGCGGATGTCATCGCCGACGTGCAGATGGCATCACTGGGAAAATACAAGGCTTCCTCCGCAGTATCGAAGCCGACCGCGTAGAGGCCGCTGCGGACTTCGCCAGGCTCGGATGGTCACTGGCAGGTGATGTGGGTAACCGGCTGCGTTACGGCGACGCGATGGCGTTGTACGCCTCCCTTATGGCCGATCCATCAAGCATGACCGGGGCCAAACATCTCGGATTGGACTATCCGATGAGCTGGGAAGGGTTGTCCGCCGCCTTCCACCAGCGAGGGTATCTGATGCCGGCACCCCTGCGCATCGGTGAAGAACCGGGGAGTAACCCTGCTGACGATGAGGAATTGGAACAGGCTAAAGCGAAACTCAGCCCGTTCCCCGGAGTGAACGTTGAGGAGTTGGCATGACAGGTGCAGCAGGGGCCGAGGTAGGTTCGGGACACGTTTCAATCTTCCCGGTCCTGACCGGGTTCCGGTCGATGGTCTCCAAGGAGATCCAGGCATCGGGCAAGGAAGGTGGCAGCATCTTCTCTCGCGCCTTCCAAGGCGTCGGGTCGAAGGCGGGATCATCTCTCGGTAAGGATATGAAGAGCGCGTTCAATGGTTCGGCCGGTGACCTGGCTTCGCCCGCTTTGAAGAAGATGCAGTCTGAGGTGGCATCAGCAGCCCGTGCGATGAGTGCCGCGAGACTCAAGCAACAGGACGCGGCAGGCAAAGTGCGCGTTGCCGAAGCGCAGTTGGCGGCGGCGATAGCGAAGAACGGTGCCGAATCGGTGCAGGCCGTAGCCGCTTCCGAGCGTCTTGCCTCGGCGAAACGCAGGGAACAATCCACCTCGGAGGCACTGACGGCAGCCGAAGGTCGCCTCAAGGATGCCAAAAAGGCAGTCTCCGATGTCAAACAGGCCACCATAGAAGCACCAAAGACAGGCGTGTTCACCAACGCCATCCAACGTATCCGCGGCAGCGTACAGGGATTGAACCGTGAGAACGTCGATGCGGTCTCCTCGAAACTCTCTGGCTTCGGTGTCAAGTGGGGAGTAGTCGCCGGAGTAGCAGGGGCGGCGACGCAGCGGATCCTAGGGTTGTTCTCCGGCATGATTTCGGGTGCCACGGACGCCTCGGATTCGACGCAGAAATTCAAATCCACGTTGAACTTCGCCGACATCGACACCAAGACCATCGGCAAGCTCGTCGACCAGACCCAGGACTACGCCGACAGGACCGTCTATGATCTCGGTGACATCCGTTCCGCGACCGCCCAGTTGGCATCCAACGGGGTGAAGGACTACGCGAATCTCGTGGAGGCCGCGGGCAACCTGAACGCCGTGGCCGGTGGTAATGCGGACACATTCAAAAGCGTGACGATGGTGCTCACCCAGACCGCAGGAGCGGGAAAGCTCACCACCGAGAACTGGAACCAGATGCGTGACGCCATCCCCGGCGCATCCGGCAAGATCCAGGATGCTTTGAAGAAGAACAAGGCCTTCACCGGGAACTTCTCCGACGCGTTGGAGAAGGGGCAGGTCAGTGCCGAGGAGTTCAACAAGGCGCTCATGGATCTGGGCATGACGGACGTCGCGAAGAAGGCGGCGGCCGACAGCAGCACGTTCGAAGGTGCGATGGGCAACTGGGAGGCTGCTGTCGAGAAGTTCGGCAGCACGTTCCTGGACACGATGAAGCCCCAATTGACCGGTGCCATCAATTTCGCATCCGACAAGCTCGGTAACTTCACCAACTGGTTCAAGACCACGTGGAACTCCGTATCGGGCCTGATAGCGAAGAAGGACTTCAAAGGCGCGTTCAAGAAGGCCTTCAACGTCGACGACTCCACTATGCGCCGGTTGGAGGAATCCTTCTCAGGCATCCATGAGGGATTGAACACCATCGGTGACGCGTTGAGCCCGCTCAAATCCAAGGTGACCGGTGCCGGTAGCTCGTTCCCCACGTTGAACCGTGGGCTGAACGGGTTCGCGCAGGCATTGGACACCGTGCAGCCCGTGCTCCCGGCCATCGCGAAACTGCTCGACCTGTTCGGTGAACTCCCTACGGGAGTGCAGTCCGCCGTGCTCGGTTTCGCTCTGTTCGGCAGGCAGGCCAGCATGGTGCTCTCACCGATCGGCATGGTGGTGAAAGCCTCGGCGGGACTGGTGAAGGGCATTGGCTCCGTAGGAAGCGCCATCGGTGGCCTGGTGTCGGGCAGGCTCTCGAAATCCAGTTCTATAACATCCATAGCCGAATCACTCGAGAATGCCGGTAGCAGCGCCTCTGGCGCAGCCCCGAAGATCAGCAGCGCGGCCAAGAGTGTGGAAACACTTGACACTAAAGCTGCCGGAGCGGTCAAGAAGACTGGTGGCCTGTCCTCGTCCTTAGGGGGATTCAGCCTTGCTGGAGCAGCATTTGGTGTAGCTGCCTTGGGCGTTACTGCTTATACGGCCACCATGAGTGACCAGATGCAAAAAACACAGGACATGGCTGACAGCTTCTCTTCCGCCATGAAAGATGGGGCTGATGCTGTCAGTACATTCTGGACTCAGATGCAATCGGGGCAATCCGGAGAGCTCGGTATCGTGGATAAACTCAGCTCACTGGGCAAAGACAGCAACCTAGCATCACTGGTTAAAGACACCGGCACTAGTTGGTCCACTGTCAAAGACGCGATAACCGGAACCGGAGACGCTATGTCACAACTAGATAAGGCAGCAGGTTCAGGTATTACTTTCAATGGCACATACAAAGCGAAAATGCAAAGTCTGCGTGATGTGGTCAACGAACTGAAAGGCTCATACCAAGACACGATTAAGGAAATGGTTGCATATTCGCAAACGCAGGAAGCTATCAACAACGGGACCAGTAGCGTGCAATCAGCGTTCAGTGCGCTTTCTACGACATTGAGAGCCAACGGTGATGATCTTGCCAATAATGGGCAGCTGACTGCCGCATCTCAACAGGCGGTAGGTTCAGCCACTGATGCACTGTGGCAGAACGTACAAGCACAGTTGGAGTACGGCAAAACCAGTGGCGACATGACCACCGCCATACAAGGTGCCAAGAACAGTGTCCAGCAAATGCGGGATTCGCTCATTTCAACGCTCGAGCAGCAAGGCATGAGCTCTCAGGCGGCGGCACAGTATGCGGACTCTCTCGGCCTGATCCCAGCGAATGTGAACACTACTTTCACTGAGAATTCCTCTTTGACCAAAGGACAGGTCGAAGCGTATCTGAATACACTGGGCCTCACTCCGGCGCAGAAGAGCACGGTGATGAACGCCTTGACGAGCCAGGCCAACGGTGACATCAACAACCTGCATCTGAACATGGACAATCTCCCCAAGCAGGTCAAATCATTGCTTACTGCAGACAACAAAGATGCGAACAGCAAGGCTAATGACACCAAACAGAAAGTCAAATCTGTACCAGAAAAACACCAGACAAACTTCACTGCTAACCAGACCGGTAGCGGATGGTCGAACATCAAGAACTTCTTCTCCAGTATTCCCGGAGCGCTCGCAACATATTGGGGCATCGGTAAGGCGAATGGAGGTGAAGTTAAGCGTGCGAATGGTGGAATCGTGCAACGTTTGGCATCTGGTGGGCCATCGGGATATGTGTCTGGTCCTGGAACTTCAACTTCTGATTCGATCATGACATGGCTTTCGGATGGCGAGTACGTGATTCGTGCCGCAGCTGCGAGAAAGATTGGTTTGCAGAACCTTAATCGTGCCAATGCCACAGGAAAGCTTTCAGGAGGAACGGTTGTATCCTCGCAGCCAGTGGTGAACCAGTACATCAGTGTCACGAATAAGGGTGTGGCGAATCCCTATGTGAATGGGAACATTATGGGCCGTAGCGTAGCTTCTTCGGCTCGTGCTTCGTTGATGGGGGTGTGAGGATGATTGATGCTCATGCGTTTCTCTATTTCGGTGATGGTCAAAGCGTCAAGTTCCACTCGGGAAGGTACAAGCCTGATGGCGGCGCGCTGATGATCGGTAAGGAAGGTATCGAGGGTTGGTGGGGTGCGCCTGATTTGAAGACTGATGTGACGGAGCGTGCGTCGGGTAATGGCGGTCACGATGTGGCGGCTGACCAGATTTTGTATGCGTCGCGTACGGTGACGGTGAACTTCGATGCTATTGGTGACGTGCGTAGCGAGGTGCTGGATGCTGTCACCAGGGTTTCGCGTGCGAATGGGCTGCCGGTCAGGTTTCGAGTGGTTGACGGCATGTCAGACACGTTCGTGTCAGGGTTTATCCGTCCGCAGTTTGGTTCCGGCTGGAACGAACGTTATCAGACGGGCACGTTGACGATTGTGTGTCCGCGTCCTGAGCGCTTGGCGTGGAGTCCGTTGCAATCGCAGTTGTTCCCGGTGTCGGCGGTGCAGGGTGGTTTGAGGTATTCGACGGTTCACCAGTTGGTGTCAGCATGGCTGGGGACGGCGGACGCATCCGCGAGTACGCTGTCGAAGGACGGTTCCGTCATAGCCACTAACAGTTTTACCGATCCCAACGCCACCATAAAGTACGATATTTTGAACGGCACGGCATCAAGTGTTGACGGGAAATGGAAATACACATCAAGCGCCGCTGACGTTTCTGCAGTCTACAGCATTTTTCCACCCAGCCTCCCGGTCGGTACCGTCATCTACTACAAGCTGTCTGCTGATACCACAATCCGTACCACACTGCAGAACGCCTCGCTGCTCGGGCAGAACGAGGACGGCGAACGTTGGTGGAGCATAGACGCCATGGGAGACCACGCCATTTTCTTCGTCGGCAGTGATTCAGGCGGTTCCGGCATCGGGCAATCCATCACACTGGAGAGGGTCGGGGAATACACGCCGTCCGATTACGCCGCCATGCAAGAGCTTGGAATCGGCTGGTTCAGTGGGGACAGTTATCCTGCTCCTACTGGCAAGGGCCTTTCCTATCCGTTGAACTATGGCACGGGCGGTTCTGCGTCGAACGTGGCGCTGCTCATCAATCAAGGAAGTTCGAAGGCCTACCCTGTGCTCACGGTGACCGGTAGCTTCCCGAACGGCGTGCAGGTCCAGTGGGGTGGTAATGCGCTGCAGTATGACGGCGCGGTCGGTGCTGTGCCGTTGATACTGGATTCGCGTTCACAGACGGCTTCGATGGGTGGCGTTGACGTGAGTCGTAACCTGTCACGGCGTGATTTTCCCACGGTTCCTGCTGGGGGTTCGGTGTCGCTTCGCCTCATGAGCGCGGGCACTGGCTGGGTGACTGCCGTGTGCCGCGACACCTACATCTAAATCTCTCTTTTAACAATCATCTGCCCTGCCTCGTGCGGGGCTTTTTCATTTGGAGGCTCTATGACTACGGCTTTGGGTGTGGATGTTGACACTGATGGCAATGGTGTGGATCCGTTGACGCATCGGCAGATCATCAAAAGGCATTGGACAAACACGGGCATTATAGGCGGCTTGACGGTCTCGGGCAGTTCCGACCTGTACTATGCGGTGAGCGCTGGTGTGGCGGTCTGCTCGATGGGTGACGCTGACGGGTATACGGAAGCGTATTTCGCGGGTGGTGCGACTGAGAACGCGGTGAGTGCGGGTGATGGCACGTATCCGCGCATCGACAGCATCTATCTGCTGGCGAACACGGGGACTCCAGACAATCTCGTGCATTGCATGGCGGTGCAAGGGACTCCCTCTGCCTCACCCGTGGCTCCCACGCTTCCTGTTGGTGCGCTGCTGGTGCAGCAGATGCTCGTGCCTGCTGGTGCGTCGAAAACCAGTTCGGCAAGTGTGAATGGCAGTCAGAACTATGCGATACCGTACGGCGGATCGCTGGGGCGGCTTGGTGAGTTGGGTACAAACACGACCACTACCGCGCAGGAGTGGAAGCCGCAATGGTACAACCAGACGGGTGTGAGCGTTCCCGCGCTGCCGACTGATCGTCTGGTGCAGGTTGATTTCATGGCACGCGCTTCCGGGCCCGCTGCTGGCAGCTCCTACAGGGTGAAGTTGATCGTTGATGGTTCTGATCAGTCCGATGGTCAGGATGAGCTGCCGGTGTTTGACACGTTTGTGCGTAACCGTATTTCGTATCGCACCGTGCTCACGGCGGGCAGTATACATCAGGTGATCATTGCCATCATGCCGAACACCAACAAGGGGCAATTCACTTGGCGCGGGTTGCGAACGGTAGAAGTGACTGATATAGGGGTGGCGCAGTGAGTTGGCGGCATTGGCTGACTGACGCTCGTACAGGGCAAGTGATCGCGCCGATCGATATCCCATCGTTCTCCTGGCAGATGACGGTCGGCGATTTCGGTTTCTCGACCACGGCGAAGAATTTGGGTGACGCGGATGCGTCGAATCTGACGATACCGTGGAATGCGTTGAACGCTGACACTCCCGCCGAGCGTAGCCAGATGCTGAGCATGGGAAGGCGTGCGCTCTGCTCCGCCTGGGTGTTCGACGGCGTTGCTGACAGGCGTGGCATCCCAATCATGTGGGGTGTGTTGGGGGAGCGTGAGGACACGTGGCTTGACACCACGTTCCCGCTCTATTCTCCCATGAGTCTGTTGGATTCGCGCTATGCGATCCGTGACGGCGCTTTCCGTGACACGAAATCCACGGATACGGTGAGTTGGACCAACTTGTCCTATCGTGGATTAGCTTCGAACCTGATCGATTTGGCAGTCAGTCAGAAGAATGGTGGCACGCTGCCGTTGGATGCTACGTATCTGAACGAGGCTGGCAATCATCAGCGCACGGATTACCAGGCGTGGAACGTGCAGAATCTGGGCGTGAAATCGTTGCTGACGAACATAGCGAACGTGCAGGGTGGCCCTGATATGACGTTCCGCCCCTACTGGTCGGATGGCACGCATGTGCGCTGCCGGTTCATAGCCGGTTCCGACGCGGACGTGTATCTGGATATGGATCACGCGCCGCTCGTGCTCAACAGTTTTCCCGGTGGCGGGTCGTTGGAGGACCTGACCATCAGTTACGCGCTGCCCTACCAGCGCGTGTACGGGACTGGCGCGGGCACCGACGCGAGCGTACTGACCACGCTTGCCGAGGACCTCACGTCGATCACCGGTTCGATGGACCCGCCGATCCTGCGCGAGATGACCTACTCGGATTCCGACGCGGCGAGTCTTGGTGTGCTCAGGCCCAAGGTGCAATCGGCTCTCAATGCCAACAAAGTGACCGGCATGCAGTTCACGGGCAGCATCGACGTGAACGACACCGATCAGAATGGCACGTTGCTGCATCCGCTTGGCTCGTTCTGGCCTGGCGAAATGTTCTATCTCGACATCACAGGGTTCCCGACACTGCCTGATGGGCGTTATGAGACCCGTCTCATGGAGATGAGCGGCGACCAGACCAGCAAGGTCAAGGTCAAGTTCGACGTTATGAATGCTCTGTTTTAGGAGGTTTTCAATTGGCTTTTCATCCGGATATCACGCGCAGGGACGATGTGTCGCTCGCCCTGGATGCCGCGAACAGCGCGGTGCGTATCGCCTCGCGCCAGTTGACGGGCAACGCGGGAACGGTCGAGATCCCGAACGCTGACGGCACGAGCACGATCATGGGCGTGGGTGCCGGTGGTTCGGGCATCGCCCCGTGGGTGGGGGACACCACAGCGCCAGGGACGCCCACCGGCATCACCGCCGTTTCGGGCAATGGCATGATCGTCGTCTCGTGGGACGGGACGTTGGACGGCGGGATCCCATCGGATTTCAGCCACGTCACACTCATGGTCGATGGTGTCGGGTCGGGGGACCTCTCCTCCCGGGGAGGCTGCGTGTACGGGCCGTACGAGTCCGGCAGCGAACACACCGTGAGTGCCACCGCCTACGATGACGCGCACTTGGAGGATGGTTCAAGCGCTCCCAACGCGTCCGCCGCATCCGATCCGATCAGCGTCACGGTCACCGGTTCGGACATCGACCCGTCGAAGCTCGGCATCACGGTCACGAAAAGCACTGTCGCAGCCTCCGCCGACGTGCCCGGTGCCAACAAGGGCGACCTGTGGAACCAGTACGACAGGGACCCCGGGGCTGCGGGAGCGGCGTTGATCGCCTCATGGTGGTGGGATTCCACGCAGTGGGTCGCGCTGCCCGTCGCCATATACCTGGACCAGTTGGCGGCGCGTGACATCCAGGCCGACAGCGCCGTGATGGGCCTGATCGCGGCGGGCATCATCACGGGCGGACTGTTCCAGACATCGGACACCAATCCGCGCAGCTGGTTCGATACCGCCGGTTTCCATAGCGCCGACGCCGATGGCGCTACCACGTTCGATACCGCGAACGGGAACGTGCAGATGATCAACGCCACGGCCACGAACATGACCGTGACCAAACTCAATGCCGTCGGCGGCTCGATATCTCTGCTCCCCGAGGGCGAGCACACCCCCGTCGAGCTATACGCCAAAACATTCGATAGCGCCGCAGACCTGACCGGATGGGACGTATCCAGTGGGAGTCTGACGGTATCGAGCGAACAGGCGCATTCCGGTACGACATCCATGAAGGTGGATAGCGACACAGGATCTGCGTACCTGTATCTTCAGCAGGCAATCTCTCCCAGCCTGTTGTCTGGCGGTGCTACATACACATTCGATTACTGGGTGTATTCGCCAGTGGCCAACGAACTGGCATTCGATCTGATTGTCTGGAACAGTCAGCTTCCCGCGTTTTCCTTTGGGTTCGAGACGCGCCCTGCCGGCTGGTCACACCTCACGCGCACTATTGACATCCCGTATTCACAGGAAATCGACGCGACGACAAACTACAAACCATACCTGCAGGTTGGCGGGATACTGGATTCTGACACGGGCAAATACGTCCCTCTCCATATTGATGATGTGACCGTCACACGCACTCCGTTCGGTGCCGGTTCGTACTACGGTCCGGGCGATGACGGGTATCCCAAACTCGAAATGTATGGCGATGACGGGAGCACGCTCGTCAGCATCAAGGCATCGGATGATGGCGAGACGGGCGGCAAAGTGGTGTTTGCCACCAGGAACGGCATCTTCCTCGGAACCGAGGCCGCGCAGCCTCAGTTGGCGATTACGGATAGCGGCGTCGGGGTATCCTCGTCCGGGCGAATAGACCTCAATGCCTACAACGACGGAGTGTATGCCAACAATCACCGGATAGGTTACGACACCGGATGGGTTGACATCAGATCGCAGATGACCGGTCTGCCATCGGGAGCCAGCTATAAGACGATGTATGCGCGAGTGATCAACGATATGTGCATCGTGGCTGGACGCATTGAGGGAATCAGCGCCAATCAAGGTAACCCCTATGGCGCTGGGACAATACCAGCAGCATATAGACCAGCGTCGAACTCTCCTATTATCGGCGGAGCAGCGAACCCCGGTGGTGGTGCGTTCCTGAGTCCATCAGGTGCCATCAACTGCCGAAACCTCTACCCGGGCAACATCACGTGGACCGAGTTCTCCATCGGACCCTACCCGCTGACCTAGGAGGCAGTATGGATTTCATCAGTTCGACTGTGTTCGGTTGGCTCATCACCACAATCCTGGGAGGTGTCGTGGGGTTTCTCGCCTCGTTCCTGCGTAAATCAGCCAATCGCGACAGGGCCCTGACCCAGGGTATGCGTGTCCTGTTGCGTGCTCGTCTCATCGACATCCACGAACGCTACGTGGAGCATGACGAGCTGTGCCCGGTGAATGTGAAGGAGGAGGCCGACGAGGTGTACACCGCGTATCACGGGCTGGGCGGCAACGGTACGGGCACGCACCTGCATGACGAGATCATGGACGCGCACATCTCCTCCGACAGTCCAGGCCCCACACCCCACTAACTCAACTACTTTCCCGATACCAGCCTCCGGCAATCGCCGGGGGCTTTTCCATACCCAACCAAAACAAGGAGTAACAATAATGGCTGATACGAATGCGAATGATGTGGTCGACACCCCTCAGGAGGTGTTCAACCTGCTGCCCTTCTGGGCTCGTCAGGCGATCTATGTGGTGGTGGTGCTGGTGGGTGTCGCCTCGGCGGTGTACCTGTCGGTGCTCGGCTACCTCGATGTGAGCGCACCCTCCTGGTACGGTGCCGCGACCGCCGGGTGGGTGACGTTGACCGGCGCGTTCGGCCTGGTCGCCGCGTCCAACACCTCCAAGCAGGTCACAGCAACCACGCCCGCTACGGTCGTCAACACCGTCGAGTCCAATCCCGCCACCACGGCCGCCGTCACCCAGCCGGATGCGGCAGTAAATGATACGGATGCGTCCGAGGTCTCCGATGATGACATCGCGCGCCTGGCGGCTACCATCACCGACACCACCGGTACTGACGTGACCGCCGTTCCTGCTCCCGCCGCCGCGACCGTCACGGCGGCCTGACATGGCGGGCAACCTCACCACGCTGATCAACCGGATGGTGTACTGGTGTCGGGATGTGAGCCTGGGATACTCGCAGTCCGACCGGTGGGACATTCGCCCGGGTGGCAACGCGGACTGCTCCAGTCTGGTGATCCACTGCCTGAAGGAGGCCGGATTCGACACCGGATCGGCCACGTACACGGGCAATATGAGCGCGCAGCTCACCGCACGAGGATGGACTCGGGTCGCCGCCGACGGCTCACCCCGGGCGGGTGACATCCTCCTGAACGACGTGCACCACGTGGCCGTGTACCTCGGTAACGGTCTGTTGGCGCAGGCGTCGATCAGCGAGCATGGCACCGCATACGGGTCCAGGGGCGACCAGACCGGGCACGAGACCAACATCCGCAACTACTACGACTACCCGTGGAACTGCTACCTGCGATACGCGGGAGCGCAATCCACACCATCCACGGCGACGGGCAAGAAAAATGCCGCTCAAACCGCATCAGACATAGAAAGCGTGATATCAGCCATGAACGCGACACACATCATCTTCGAATACCAGGGCGGCCTGTACATCGCCAACATGCTCGCGGGCACCTACACCCACATCCCCAACCCCCAGGCCTTCAAGGATCGTGTCTACGCGTTGAAACGCG